CCACCCCTTTGGGCTTCCACGTAGTCTTCGCGCCCTTCGACAGGTTGCATTCACGGCACGCCAGCTGCACGTTCGATCGGACGTGGTCACCGCCCTTTGCCAGCGGCACGATGTGGTCCAACTCAGGCGCGGCCTTGTCGGTCGTGCCCATGAGTGACCTTGGCGCATCCCTGCCGCACAGCTGGCATTGCCACTTGCAGTCGACGAAGACCGACACCTTGTGAATCGGCTCGTACTTGACGCCGAACTTCTTGGCTCGCTCCTTGTGGGTGTCGCCACCTCCGCGGCTACACGCGCGCTTCCTACACAGCGCCGAGCAGTACGTGCGCCGAGGGTCGCCGTAGGCAGGCTCAAAGCTCTTGCCGCACTGCTTGCAGTCGCGGCTGCTCCTATCTCTGTCGCTCCGCCTCTCGCCACCTGCCTTCATCAGCAGTTGTTGGGCTTGCTGATGACAGAGGGCAGAGCAGTACTTAGCAAGGCCGTGCGACGCTTCGAACTGTTTGCCGCACGGTGCATGCGCGCATGTCTTCAGGATCGGATCTCTCGGCTTGCTGCGTCGATTCGCTGCCAAAGTGTCGCGGCGCCTGTCGTACTTGGCTGACGATCTACAGGCCGAACTGCAGTACTGCTTCTTGCGCCCGCGACCTGTTTGCTCGAAGAGGGTGCCGCACTGGCACGCCAGGATAGCGGGCGCTACCGGCGTTGGTGCGGCCACGATCTTCCTCGGGCGGCCTGCGCCTGGTCGAGCACCGCCGGAGCCGGCGCGGGCGCCTCCACTACGGCCGCTTACGCCTGCCATGCCTGAGGTACCGATAATTGATTTACATGCGCAAGGACAGCGCATGCGATAGAATTCGCAGCAGTCATTGAGACCTCCGACCAGGTTGATGTGATTAGAAGCCGACCAGTGTTAGCGCACTCGTCGGCTTCGCCATTCTATACTGCTGTGTTTATATACAGCGCATCATCACACCCTTCGCTGCGCCATCAGCCTCTCCAGCACCTCACGCACCGCATCCCGGTCGTACGCACCGGCGGCGCGCTGCCGCGCCTCGACCTTGCTCTTGGCCTTGTGGCAGACATCACACAGGACGCGCTTGCTGTCGTCCTCATCGGACCCACCAGCCCACAGCGGCTTGTCGTGGTCGACGTCCTGGCCGAGGTGGCCGCAGTTCTGGCAGAGGCCGCAGTCGCGCTTGCGGATGCGGTCGCGGTCTCTCACGCCGGCCGAGCCTCGCTTCCTCTCTACAGTGCCGGTAGCAACAGGCAGGGCGGACAGGCGCGGGCCTACGGTCTGCAGGCGGGACTTGAGGGTAGTGAGCTTGGTCATGCCTTCTCCGGCACGAGCGCCGCCACTTCATCCAACGCCATCCCGGTGCCCGGCCTTCCATATCCCTTGTGCTGCAGGATCTCGGCGGCGCGCTCGGCTTCAACCAGGCGCTCGCAGATGCGCTGCAGGGCGGCGCTGTCGGTCACGCTGAACACCATCGCCGGGCGATTGCCGGTGACGATGTGGATGATCCGGTGGCGGTAGCAGTCGAGCGGGAGGCTACTCATCGCGCCACCTCGATACGAATCCCGTAGCGGCACAAGGCCGGGACCACCCATTTAGGCGGCATGCGTTTGGTGATCCGGGCGTACGCGATGACCGCGTGCACGGCGCAGCCGAACCACCAGCGGCGCTTCACCGCGAGACGCAGCGTGTCGATACTCTTGGTCATGCTGCCCTCGCTTGCTGGTAGGCGGCCTGCTCGCGCAGACGCTGGACGGTGTAGCGAAGCCACGCCAGTTCGTCTTCTACGCTCATAGGCACGCCTCAAATAAAAAGCCGCCAGCGCAGGGGCCTGCGAGGCGGCAGAACGACCAACTATGCCAACAGCATTGGTCGAACGTATGTTGTATTGTCGTTGCGTTAACTCAGTAGCATCGCAGTGAAGCACTTACATCAGACAGCGATGGGCCTTATTGCGGTTGCGCTAAGCAGCTAAAGCTGCCATTCTTTCTACTCAACAACTTCTCTTGCGGATTATGGAATTCAACATCAACGAAGCTCCGGAGCAGCCTGAAAAGCGTAACTGGGCTTCAAATTTCTTCGGAAACGTAGCATTCGCGATGGTTATAGTCGGTGGACTGCTTACTGGGCAAGGTTTCGGCGGCACCGTCATTCTGTTCCTGGAGCTTGTGGCAGTGCTATTTGCACTCACCATGTGCGCGGCTCTTGTGCCTGGCGCCCTCAAAAGCGAACCACAGGAGCAAGTAACCACCGCCATAGGAGTTTTGCTTTGTATAGCAGCCGTCGTAATCGTACTGATTGGCTGAGCAGTAGCAAACAAAAAAGCCCGCTGACCTTTCGGCGCGGGCTTCAATGTGCTCCAGGGCTATCTGCCAAGTGAGCGCTCCAGACGTACTAAGCACATCTAACGCATATATCCTAATGGAAAAGTTTAATATTTGCAATGCTTTCAGACAAAATATCGCCTCGTTGCAACGTTCCGCAGGAGTCTCGGCGTGAGCGTTTCCTCCGCCTCGAGCAGCGCATTAGGATAGGCTTCTTCCGAGAACCGCCACACGGTCGCCAGCCCGTGCGCGCGGCGCAGCGCCCACCACTGAATGCGCGGCAGATCGTTGATCATCGTCTCGACCGCCTCGGCGCAGGCCATGAACTCCTTGACGTCCTGCGGGTGCGCCTCGCCGCTCGGATGCTGCTTGTCGTCGAGGTGCATCCAACGCGCCCAAGTCTTGAGCACGGTGTTGTACGGGCTATCTGCCTGGGGGGCTTCGGCAACCTGTTGTTGTGCTTGCATGTGATCTCCTATGGTTGTCCGGTCAAATCTTGGAGCGCCGCGAGAAACCGGGCGCTTCCGTCTTCTATCGTGTCGCAGCTGCGTACCTGGGCGCCGGTGAGGGCGTTCAGGCGGGCGCGGCTGTCGGCTGGCGTCATGCCAACCAGGTCGGCGGCCAGGTCGGGCATATGCCGAGCGATCCAGGCGTCGAGCTGGTCGCTGTGGGTCACGCTGCCTCCTTGAGCTCAGTGATCACGATCCGCACCTGACCGCCCCGAATTACCTCGCGGCGCACCAGGTGCAACTCGTCGATCTGCTCGTCGTCCAGCCACACGCCGGCGGCGCTCAGCGCGTCCTGAAGAGACTTTGCTCGGTTGTCGATGTCCTGGCGGCGCCGGTCGGCCGGGTGGATGGCGGCGAACAGCGACACGCGGCCGGCGAGCTTCGGGACGCCAGCAGCGGCCACTATCTCAGCCACCGCGGCGCGGAATGCCACGCCGGCCGGCTTGATGTATCGGCCGCCACGTGGGCGCTGCCCGTAGTAGTGATTGATCGTCGGCGGCAGGGGAAGGGTCAGTTTGATCATGCAATCCCCAGCTTTTGCTTTGCCTCGGCCAGTAGCTCGAGCTCGGTCCCGTACCGCGCCACGAACTCCGCCTTGCGGCCGTGTACGCTGACCCGACCAACTGGATCGCTGTCGTCCTGCTGGTGGTGAGGCGCGCACAGCGGCAGGACCAGCATGTGGGCGCCCGGCTTGGCGCGGCCGTCGATGTGATGCAGGCTCACCCAGGGGTTGATGATGCCGTCCTTGGCGCAGGCGACGCAGCCCAAGCAGGCGATCCGATCCATGAAGCGCGCTTCCTCGGCGGTCGGCGTGCGGCCCTTCATGCCTTTCGACTTCGGCCTGGTCGACTTCAGCAGCGTCTTGGCGCGACCGATCGACTTCTTGCGCTTCAGTGGGCCGGAGCGCTTGAGGGTGCTGGCGCGGGCGATGGGGGAGCGGGTGAGGGTCATGCGGCCCTCAACATCTGCGCGAATACCTCGCCACCCCATTGCGCCGCGAAGGCCTCAGCGATCGCCGGATCGGTGCGGCTGCGCTCGCGCTCGCGGTTCGGGCCCGGCGGCATCATGTGACAGGCGGCCTTGATCTCGCCCGGTGCGTAGTCGCTCTTCTTGTGCGTCGGGACCAGCGGCGGTACGCCCTTGAGCCACAGCGCCGCAGCTTTCGTGAACGGGCTGCCGAAGTGCCACGGCTGGACGATCTGGTCGTACTTGCCGATGTGCTGCATTGCGAGACCATGTGGCATCGAGTTCTCGAGCACGACTTTCGGGATGTCGCAGTTCTTCAGCGTGTTGAAGAATTCGACGCCCTGGAGGAAGTCGTCCATCCGGTTTGGGTAGGCCGGGTGCCGGCGGCGCTGCTCGGGCGGCAGGGCGGTGTCTTCCGGGTGGTACATCCAGCGGATGCCAGCAAGGTTGTTGAAGGTGCAGTACGGGTGCGCGATCATCATGTCGAAGCTCTCGGCGCCGGACTTGATCACCTCGAGCAGGTCGCCCTGGATGTGCCAGCCGCGCGGTGCCTCGGTGGCGCGCAGGTCGCAGGACACTGCGGTGTGGCCCAGCCGGGCGAATGCGTCGCGGACGCGGCCAGAGTATTCGCAGCCAATCAGGATCTTCATACGTTCTCCGTTTCTTGTTTTTTGTTCATCTGTTTTGCTGCAAACGCCCTACGCGGCGCCTCATCCCTGGCCGCCACGAACAGCACGCACGGCTGCCCATCCCAAGCCGCGACCTTGTCGAAGCCGTCGCAGTAGCCGCGGCCCTGGGCGGCTTCCTCGCTGCGGCCGACGATGGAGAAGCGGCTGCACATGACGCAGGGCGGGTGTTGGCGGGTCATTCGAAGCCTCCTTTCCTGACGAGGCGCGGGGCTGCGGCCGGCGGGCGCCGGGTCCAGCGATAGGGCAGGGTCTCGAAGCGGGTCTGTGCGCCGATGTATTGCAGGCCGACGACGCCCGGCTGGCCCTGACGAACCTTGGCGCCGATCCATTCGCAAATGCCACGGTCCTCGCTCTCTGGGTTCCAGAGCTCGTCCCGGTACAGGAAGATGATGTTGGCGGCGTCCTGCTCGATGTAGCCGGAGACGCCCAAGTCGGACATCATCGGGCGCTTGTCGGCGCGCTTCTCGCATTCCCGGTTCAGCTGGGCCAGCAGGATCACTGCAGCGTCGAGTTCCTTGCCCAGGGCGATCAGCCCGCGGGTGTATTCACCCATGGCCTCGTGCAGCTTGTCCGATTTGGCGCCAGTGATGAAGGACAGCTGGTCGATGCAGATGATGTCGCAGCCGTGAACGCGCTTGATCTTGCGGGCCTTGGCGCGGATCTCGGGGATGCTCAGGCCGGTCTGGTCGTCGATGAACAGATTCAGGTTGCGCGAGTGGATCGCAGCGTTGCTGATCGCGGTCCAGCGCTCGGTGTCGGCGCGGCTGTCGCCAGGTCGGCGCAGCCAGCTCATGTCCACCTGGGCCAGTGCGGCGATGTTCCGGTCATTGACTTGGTTGACCGACATTTCCATCGACAGGAACAGGCTCGAGTAGTCGCGCGCCGTGTTGCGGCAGATTCCCAGGCCGGCGGCGGTCTTGCCTGTGCCCGGCCGCCCAGCGATCACGGTGAGGGTGCCGCGCTCCAGCCCGCCGTCGAGCATTTCGTCGAGGTGCTTGAAGCCGGTCGGGATCGGGCGCACCTTGCCGTCCATGCGGTCCTGCAGCAGGGTCAGGTATTCGCCCAGGGTGTCGTCCAGCCGGCGCGGGTCGGTGCCTGTTTTGCGGGTCGCGAGGGCGTCGAGTTTGGATGCCGCCTCGGCGATGCATTCCACGCTGTCCTTGCCCGACTCAGCATCGGCGGCCAGGTCGACCGATAGTGCGGACAGGGCGCGCTTCGTCGCCTTCTCGACCACGATCCGGGCGTGATACTCAATCTTCGACGCGCTGGCAGCCGACGAGTGCAGGCTGGCCAGGTAGGGCAGCAATTCCCGGTCGAGCTTCTCGGCCAGAGTAACCGCATCGACGCGCTTGCCGGCGGCCAGCTGGGAGGCCATCTCGGTGAACACGCTGCGGTGGTCGCCGCGGAAGAAGTGGGCGGCGTCGAGCTCGGGGATGCGGTCGAAGGCGTCGTTGTCGCGCAGGATAGCGCCCAGCACAGCCTGTTCGGCCTGAACGTTGAACTGGTCGCTCATGCGGCCTCCTGGTGGTTGCGCTGAGCCTGCTGGCCAACGGTCGTCAAGGCGTAGCTGCCGTCATTCGCCGCGTACCAGAGCTTGAACCAGTTGCCCTTGACGGACTTGTGGAAGACGGTCGGCCAGGACTTGTACCGCTTGGAGTCGGGCATGGTGTAGCGGTCGCGGAACTCCAGCCAGTGCAGGCGCAGGAACTC